ACACGGGTGGTGGGCTGTGTCGACGTGGTGGTGCTAGTGGTGGTTGTCAGCTCTACGGCACGGTCCTGCAGCTGTTGGGGTGACAAGTCGCCCAGGCTAATTGTTGCCGGTGGTTTTAGATACGTTTGGGGTGGCGTGTCTTTTTGGTTCACTACCGCAAACGCCGCACACATTAGGTAGGTAAATAGGGCTAGCCCTAAAAAGCGTTTCACATTCATTTTGGTTTGTCCTTCAGTCGGGGTCAGGTCGGGGTATGTCTACCGATTCGGTAGGTCTATGTCAAGCACCCATAATAGTTTTAAATGCGTGGTGAACGACATCAGGGTGATCAGCCAGTAATGGGGCAACTTCGACATGCACCCATTGGGCGCCTTTTGACCCAATAGTGTTTTTGTCGTACACCTTCCAAGCGTCACGGTCACAGCGGTACCCAGCGCCCCAACCTTTAGGGTTGTTTTTGTAGGTGCCTGCATAGTCGTGGATTTCTTCTATGCCCAAAATGTCACGGTGAGTAAATAGAAAGTCGATCAGTTTGAACCTTTGTTCAGGGGTGCCTTTGAGGTCTACAGCTCGCCAGGTGGCATGCACAGATTTTTTTGGTGGGGTTGTCCCAACCATGTTTCTGTCGTTAAAAATGCCTATGTTTGTTACGCCGAAAAGGTAACAGCAATAGTCAACAAACACTTTGGTGCCTTCACGCTTTTGGGCGTGTACAGCGTCTTTGTTGCCGGTATACGGTCTAATTGCCATCGTCTTTTTCTCCCTTGTCCTTTAGGCCGTTACTTGCCAAGATTCCAGATAAGGCACCGGTTAAAAACAACATCATTGGTGATAATAACGCCCAGGCTGATTCGTCATTAGGGCTGACTTCTAAAGGTTGAATCACAAACAGCAGGCCGTAAAGCAAAGCTGCAGTCGAACCTAGAAACGCTACGGCTAAAGCAATGCCCACAATGAGTATAAGTCGGGCTTTGATTTCTGAGTTTGTGTACTTTTTCATGGGTTGCACCTTGTGGCTGTTGGGGTTTCTTTACAGTTGTATCGAGTGCGGTCGCTACAGCTGGTAACAACCAGCATTAGGGCGATAGCGAGGGCGGCGACTACGGCAAGAGTTTTCATCATCTTGGGTTGTTGCTGTAGTAAACGCCTTCAATAACCCATGCTTCATATTCGTCGTCGGTCATAAGACGTTCAATTTCGTCAACTTGAATGTAAACGGCGTCTTGTGGGTATAGGGCTTTGTATTCGTCAATAGTCATGTTTAGTACCTGTATCCGTAAACGTAGATTGTTCCGCCTGTCATTGTTGACGATGTGACACCAACAGTAAAAGCCGTGTAGCTAGTTGTATTGTCTAAAATTCCCGAACCAACAGCGGCAGAACCTGCAGGTCCATCTGCGTAAGTGCCAGTAATCATGGTGTTTTCGTTTTTAAACGGGTTCAGCAAATCGTAAACACCTGACATGCCAACAGTGGTGCCAGGGCCTAAACGATTCCAACTAGAACCATTATTCGTAGTAATACCTGAAAAAGCGCCAGTTGAATAAATAACGCCAGCTGCGCCCCAATAATATCCTGTGGTCGTTGACCCAAGTTGCAAAGTCATGTAAGGGCCACCTGCGGCAATTGAGTTGGCTTGCACAATAATTTTGTAATGGTCGTAGTCAGCCGAAAACGCACCTGTGACGGTCACGCTTGACACGGCACTACCAATTGTTTGTGTTTTAACTAGCCACATGCCAATTTTGTTCATTGAACTTGCGTAAAGAATTTCTGCGTCTAAAAACACTGGTGGGGTTGCCATTAGTTTTGCTTTCTCATGTGTTTACCAGCCTAAATAGTCACGGCCCAGAACACCCATGGGGGTGCCAAGCACAAACATATCGTAATAAGCGAATGGGCTGGCGTAAACCGTAAAGGTTGTCCGTTCAGGGGTTAAGTCAATATTGACCCCTTCGAGGCGTATAAGTTCAGTGGTTTGTACAGCAGCGCCAGGCACTAAATAGTTCATGTAGTAAGTAAAAGAACCCTGTGTTTTGTACAAATTAAGCCAAGTAGCCATTAAAGCATTGTTGTTTGTCAGGTCGTCAAAACTAAAAATGTATCTTTGGGTAGTTGGCTCGCCCTGATATAACGCTCGCACTTTGGCAAGTGTTCCTGCAGGCACAGGACCCGTGTTTGTGCTTGTGACGTTTTCGGAATATTTGCCGTAAACGTTGGCGCTGACATTGTTTGTGTATGTAGTCGTACCTGCGCCGCCGCCATAGTTAACTTCGACTTGGTTAATCATTGACTGACCGGCACGAATTCGGTCAAATGTTTGGTATCCCAAAACGCTAGCTGATGGTGTGCGCCCAAATTCTGCGTGGGTTGCCATAACTAAAGTTCGCCGTGGGTTCAATTGGAATGTTTGCCCAAACATGGCCACGCTGCCATTTTCGGTTAGTTGGCTTTGTTGAATAAAACTTACGCATGATTCGACAACGCTTGCAGCAACACCAAAACTGTCCCCTGTTGCTACACCCACAGTCATGTCTGGAGGCAGTGGGCCACCTGCAGCAGCTGCTAAACGGGCTACCTGCTGGCAAGTAGTCGTTGACGGTATAAGTGTGCTATTGCCCAAAACACGAGCTGCACGGGCCAGCCAGTCAATACAAGTAATGGTGGCGGTCGACAAACCCACGTTGCCTGGGTAATCCGTAAATTGGATTTCGTCTACCCAATACTTTTGGTTCCAAACTTTGGTTGCGCCTTCCATGTAGTACAAGTCAACACGGTCATTCAAAGTAAAACCTGCAGCTTCATTTGCTTGGTTTTTAATTGTGATAGTTAAGGCAGAACCAGCGAAATAGTCTTTGTAGGACTGGCGCAAATACATGTAGTTTGCTGACAAAACGCTGGTTGTAAAAATGGTGCTGGTTGTATCGTTTTTAAACACCCAGGGTATTTTTGCCATTACATGCCTCTGGTGTTGATTGGGACTTGTCCGTTTAGGCGCACATACTTTTGTAATGCTCGCACTACTTCTTGTGGGTTGGCGCTAGTGACGTTTACGTTGATTGTGTTGCCACCCATGCCACCACCGGCACGGTTTAAAGGTATGACGGCTTCAGGGCCACGTTCCCCGATAAGCGCCAAAGTGGGACCCGTAACGATTCCCCCGTCACCCAAAACGGGTATGTCTGGCACCTCGAATGTTTTGCCGCCTAAACCTAGTGGCACCCAACTTGGGACTGTAAAACCTAAGGCGCCTACGGTTGAGTTCCATAGTCCTGCTATGCCGTTAAATACGGCTTTGAATGGTGCCAAAATTGTTTCGGCGATAGTTGAAAAGGCAGAAACCATAAAGCCAATTATGGATTTAATAATGTCAAAAATTTGGTCTTTAAATTTAATGACAAAAGCGATAGCCATACCGAACGGACCGGCAAGAACGGCCAGCAATAGCGGCCAGTTGTTAACTACCCAATTAAAACCTTCTTTGACAATGTTCCACATAAATTCAGCCATGATTTTTACGCCTTCTACGGCGTCGCTTAAAAATCCGAATTTCATTTCAAGAACTACTAGTGCTGCAATGATTGCAAGAATGATTCCTACGCCTGTAGCAACCCAAAGAACGGTAAAAGACGTGGCAAGTACAGCGTTGGCGGCGGCCGTTAATGCGGTTAAAGCGTTGTATACAGCAAGGGCACCATTTGTTAAAAGAACAGCTGCTGCAATACCTGCAATCGCTGTACCAATGGCAACAATTAAACCAGTATTTTTAGACGCCCAATCTGAAATGCTTGTAAACGCTGGCATTAAATCGTCAACAATTGGCAACACGGCTTCACCGATGGATTCTTTCATTTCGTCCATACGGATTTTAATGTTTTCCATTTTGCCTGCGGTGGTGTCTGCAGCTGTTGCAGCCTGACCACCAAATGTGTCGCTTAAAGCTTTAAAAACTTCTTCGGTTGTAGCCCCATCTTCAATTAGTGCTGTTAACGCTGGGTCAAGTTTCTTTAATGGTCCCAAAGTGCCGTTGAATGCTTTTGACAAAGCGTCAGCTACAGAACCTAAATCCTTGCCAGTACCGGCAGATATATCTAATGCCAAAGTCAACAAATTTTGTGCTTCAGCAACATCACCCGTGCCTCGCACCAGCTTGTCAAGAGCTGGGCGTAATTGGTCGTCGGCAACAGAAATGGCTAATGAAGTTTTGGTAATCCAATCTTCAGTCGACTTAACAACCTTATCGTTAGCGCCAGTCACGTTTTCCAATGTTTTGGCTAAAGCGCTGGCTGATTTTTCATCTTCCATAAAAGCGCCAACAGCGTCACTAGCAACACCTACCAGAACGCCAAGTGCAGCAGCTGCAGGGACGGCTGCTTTACCAATAGCAAACTGTGCTTTTTGCCCTGCTGTCTCTAGTTTCTGAAATTCCCGAACCGCACGGTCAAGCCCTTTTCCGTCAAAGTCTGTAATTATCGGAATGGAAATGGCGGCCATTACATCACCTTCAAATTCTTGTTGACCTCAACCATAACTTCGTCAGCAATTTTTTGGACTTCAACTATTACTTCGCTGATATTTGCCTCAAAGGCTGGCCATATAACACGGCTAGCAGAACGCCCAAATTTTTGGGTAAAAGCCATACCTAATGGGTTTGAGTTACTACGGCCTGCAATGTCAAAAATTGCGGCAGCAGGGTTTTTTTGCATAACCGATATGGCGGCGCTTTTGCCTTTTTTGTTGTTAACTCGAAGTGCTACGCCACGCTTTGCGCCTGCAGCTGTTAACGGAAACTTTGGCGTGCCACGTTGCGCCCAATTTCTTTGGGTGCCACTAGGGAAACTGTTGTCTGAATAACTGTTTTTCATGGCGTCGGTCATTGGTCGGGCCACACTTTTCATGTTTGCCACATACGCTTTTCGGAAGCCAGGTTCGCATTTTTCTAAATGTTTTACAGCTTCTTTAACACCAATAACAGAAATTGTCGTGTTGATGTTAGCCATGACTATTTTCTGCTTTCGTTGATGACCTTGATGACCGTTGCTAGGTCGTTGGTATCAAACTCTACTTGCTGTGGCCAGTACCCTGTCGCTACTAAAACTTGTGCTAGTGCGTATCGGTGGGTACTGGCTTGGTAGGGCGGTCAATCTCATTGTTGACAACTTCAAGTAACACCAGCTTCTTTATAAAGTCGTCCATAACGATTGGCACGGTCACGCCGTTTTGTTGGCATGCCTGGTGTGCAAGGTATGCCAAATCTTCAATGCCGATACCGTTTGCTAGGTCGCTGGCTTTGCGTTTGAATTTGCGTTCCCACGAAACGATGGTGAAAAGGTTGGTGCTTACTTCTACAGGGCCTTCGCCCTGGTCAATTCTAAGTGTTAGTTGCATTGTCGGGCCTTTGCTGTTGGGGTTGCTAGATCAGGAAACAACGGTGGTCAAAACGCCACCCTTAAAGGTAATGCTAATGGTTGACAGTTCGCCCATGGTTGCGTTGATAACTGGCAAAGACTCAAGATACGCCCCCACCAATTCAAAGCGTGGTTCTGTGGCACTAGCTGTGGTCAAGCCTGCAACAGTGTTTGAAACCTTTACGGTGGTGGTGGTGCCAACTAGAGCTGCCAAAGTTGCGTAGGTTTCGCTGGCCGCATAGCTCATGTATAGGTCAAGCGTAATTTCCTGGTTATACAAGCCCGAAACGAACACACGGCTGGTGCTACCAAAAGCTGTTGATTCGAGGGCTTCGGCCATGTTGGTGACCGTGGCGCTGGTGCATTGGTCGGTTAACGAAACGCTGTTGACCATTACGCCTGGGTTAGAAAGGTATGTCGAAGTTGCCATGGGGTTTAATCCTTCTTTGTGTGTGCTTTAGTTTTAGCAGATTTTGGGGTGGGCTTGTCGCTGGCTGGTTCGTCAGATTTGATAAATCCGTGAGTTAGTAACGCTTCAATGTTTGTACCGGCACCAGGCACAAATTCTGCGCCTACTGTTCCGATTCTTTCGCTAATGATTGTGTATTTCATAATCACCCTGTCTGTGCTTGCATGTCAATGGATAGGTCATATGCGGCAAAAGTTTGGCCACCAACGGGTATGTAACCAGGGCGCCCAGATTTCACGGCGACATTCTTTGCTAGGACTTGCGCACACATGCTTAAAACGTTGCGTAAGCCGTCCAAATTGCCTGGCCCTAGTGTTACTACTTTTACCGAAAAATTCATGGTAACGATGTTGTAGTTAAAGCAATCAAAACTGGGTGCGTCAATGAACACGCACG